CTAAACTATGTACGATAATGTTATCACGCTCATAACGGAGACAAATACCGTTGACGAGTACGGCGATACCGTAACAACAGAAGCATATAGAGATATATTCGCAGAAGTGAAGAGCATCGGGCAGAATGAGTTTTATCAGGCGCAAGCCGTAGGACTCAAGCCGGAGATCAAGTTTGTGATAGCTGATTTCGCTGATTATCAGGACGAGAAAAAGCTGAAATACACTCCGTTCAATGGCACCGAGGATGTTTACACTGTCTTGCGGACATATAGAACTAAAAACCAACTTGAGATCGTTTGCAAACGAGGTATTGATTGATGAGTGTTCCTAAGTCCGTTGTAAAAGTTAAAAAGAACGGTGTGGAGTACACTTCAAACGTGGATGCTGCGCAGTATTACATACATGAGTTAAATCGTGCGGCTCTACGAGATGTTGCGAAGTTTGTAAAAGCGGAGTTTAAGAAGTCATATTATTCAATCTTTGGTAAGCATTCGGGGGATGCTGGTAGATCTATCAGCTACTCGGTGCTTGCCAGCAAGTCAACAACGGCTCCGAGAGTCGAGATGGGCTTGAAGAATGGTAAAATTGACGGCTTCTATTCCTTCTTTCAGGAATTTGGATCAAGCAAGACTCCGAAGCTGGGATTGTTAAGAGATGCAGTTGAGGGAAATATCCCGAAGATAATTGAGATCGAATCAAAATACTTGAGCGGTCTTGAGGATGAAGCAACGGCTCTCTCAATGATTGACGAAAAGGACTATGAAGAAGATGGCGGCGAGTGATACAAAGACTAACGAGTTGAGAAAGTTAATACAGACGAAGTTGAAAACGCTCGCAAGCAAAGTTTACTACGAGATTGCGGATAGTGATGCTATGTACCCTCACATCGTGTTCAGCTTCAAGACAGTAAATCTTGACGACCTTTGGAGACAAGACTACATGCTTGATGTTGATGTGTGGGACAAAAGTCAGAACACAACGACCATCGAAGCCCTTTGCGATAATATAGAAAAGCTCCTGCACATGGAGAACCTTCCGCAGACCGGTATACTTCCGACATTCTATCTTGTGGATAGAAAAAGCATCCCGGATGAAGATAAAGCAATCAAGCACCGACTTGTAAGATTTCAGATACAAAACTATGTGAGGTAAAAAACCATGTCAATAACAAAGTATATTGGTACGGGTGCGGTCAATTCAGCAGACTTCAAAGAAGTAAGCTGGGTTGGTCTTACCAAAGGCGGAAACGCAGTAACGATCAAGTTACACGATGCTATCAATATGGGGAACATTGATTGGACTTTTGCCGAGAAGAATGACGTTGTACCGAGCGTAGAGTTTACGGCTTGCTACGACAATACAGACGCTGCATCGGATTCGACTCTTGAGCCTTTTGAGGTTGAGATTAACGGAACCAGCGCAAATGCTTCTGACGGAATCATTCTCGGAGCAGGAAAGTTTTACATCAATGGAACCCTCGTAGCTCTCACTCGTGGCGGTGGACAGTTTACTGTTGAGCGTGAGTACAGAGAGATCAATGCTGACGGCGATCGTGGAGCAGTCAAGGGAAGAGTAGTAATGGAAGGCTCAAGACCTAAACTTACTATGAACGTTCTGACAATGCTTGCAAACATCACTTCGCTTTATAGCTCGGTTGAGGTTTCAGCATAATCAAAAATTAAACGAAGGCGCAGATTTAGGGACCAAAAATCTCTTTATCTGCGCTTTTTTTGTGTTTTATAGGAGGAATACAAATGAGAAGTTTACAGACACAGGATGTCTTTGCCTTTGTCCGTCTGATTGACGAGGTAGGCATTAAAGACGAACTTAAAGAATTGATACTTAGTAAGGACTCTATTAAGGATCTTACTCAGGAGTCTTTCGGATATGATTTAATATTTACCCTTGTTTCCGGAGCGAGCAAGAAGAAAGCAGAAGAAATGCTCTATGAGTTTTTCGCTAATATTCTTGAAACCGACAAAGAGACGATCCGCACGATGGACCCAACGGAGTTTTTAGAACAGGCTATCAAGGCGGCTGATCCGGAGAAGTGGAAGAATTTTTTCTCCTCGGTTGCCAAGTTGATGAAGTAAAGCTGATTGACTTGGTGCTTCGGAGATACCACACGCTTGACGTTATGAAGGCTCTGTCATTGGAGCAGTTTGTCAAGCTCGTTTTAATGGCTCTTGAAGATGAATCAAAAGAGAAATACCGGGCAGAATGGTTAAGCCTACTGCCTTGTATGGTATTCACTAACCACTATATGACGTTTGAACAGTATTACGACACCGTTACCGGAAAGAACATAGACCTTCGTTCGGTAGACGAGATCATTGCGGAGATAGACCGCAAACACGCAGAAGCAAAGGAAAGCAAAGATGGCTCTTGAGATATTCAAGTTAGTCGGAAGCGTTTTTGTTGATACAGACAAAGCAAACGATTCCCTTCAAAAAGTTGATAAGAATGCCGGTAAGGTTGCGGAAGGTTTCGGCAAAGCTGGCAAGGTAATCGGAACAGTCGGAGCTACTATCGGAGCTGCTGTTGTTGGAGCCGGAACAGCTATCGTCAATATGGCGAATGATACTTCCGAAATGGCTGACACAATCGACAAGGCTTCAATCCGTATGGGAATCGGTGCGGAACGTTACCAGGAGCTTGCGTATGCCGCTGAACAGTGCGGAGTTGATATGTCCACGATGGAACAGGCGGCGAAGAAGCTCGAAGGTACTGATCTGAACTTTGACGATGCTATGAATCAGATTATGGCTCTCGGTACGGAAGAAGAGAGAGCAGCGGCGGCAGCAGAACTCTTCGGAGAGAAGGTTGCCTATAATATGGCTCCCTTGCTTGCTCAGTCTGGCGAAGAATTTGACGCACTGACTCAAAGAGCGAACGATCTTGGAATCGTTATGTCTGAATCAGCGGTCAAAGCTGGAGTTGAGTACGGAGATCTCCAGGCTGACCTTGAAAAAGTAGGAAACAGTCTTAAAACGAGCATAGGTTCCGCAGTAATGCCAATTTTGGTTAAGCTGTCGGAAAAGCTGATTGAGTTAATGCCTACGATTCAGAGCTTAATGGATAAGATCGGTCCTTTGGCGGCTGATTTTATTGATAAGCTGATACCCCCGCTCGTACAGGTCGCAGAAGATGTCCTTCCGATGGCGATTGAAGCCGTAAGCGAGATTTTGCCAAGTCTATCGGAAATAGCGGACGAGATCGGGCCTGTTGTGCTGGATCTGATTCGGCAATTACTTCCGGTAATAGTGCAAGTAGTTTCGGAAGTGCTTCCGGTATTGGTAGAGATTATTCAGAGACTTACTCCGATTCTCTCTATGCTGATGGAATTTTTAAGCCCGATACTTGACCTCGTTCTCCAGCTTATAAGCCCGCTCTTGGAGCTTGTAATGCAGATTTTGACTCCGATATTAGACCTTATCACTTCACTTTTAGGGCCTATTTTGGAGCTTATAAGCGACGTTTTGACACCGATATTCGGAATTATTCAGGCTTTGCTCGGTCCGCTGACCTCTCTTATCGGAGCATTGTTGACTCCGCTTTGCAAATTGCTTGAGATTCTGCTTGTTCCGCTGACATCGCTTCTTGACCTGATCTTGCCACCGCTCACGACTCTGATTGAGGACTTTTTCCAATGGGCGAGTCCTTATCTCGAAGTTTTCTTTGAGTGGTTGGGGAATGCTCTGTCTAATCTCATGGATTGGATCGGAGAAGGCGGTCTGACAAGTGCTTTCCGTAGCTTCGGAGACTTTTTCAAAAATCTTTGGGACGGAATTGTTGCAGCATTCAAGACGGCTATCAATTGGATAATTGAGGGAATAAATGCTCTTATAAATGGTTTAAACGGCATTCAGCCCCCGGCATGGCTCACAGAGCTGACAGGCATTACCGGAATCAATCTTCCGACAATACCTTACCTCGCAAACGGTGGAGATATCGCCGAAGCGGGCCGTGTAATCGTTGGAGAGCGTGGCCCCGAAATGCTTGACCTTCCGAGAGGGGCAAGGGTAACACCTTTAGATCAGGCAGCAGGCATAGACTACAACAAACTGACAGAAGCGTTTGTCGCTGCTTTACAGTTCGTAGCTCCTCAGCTTGCTCCTAATGTAACCGTAGAGGGCGACGCAAGCCAGCTTGTCAGAGTAATGGTAAGAGAAGACAGGGCGGCTCGCAAAATGACAGGAAGGGGGCTTCTTG